AACGCCGGGAATCCCGCCCCCTACTACTGGAATGTCCCCGAAAACTTCATGGTGCCGGCGGCATTCTTCCCCACCCCAGAGCTTGAGACGGGGGGCGAGACCTTCCTTACATACTATGTGGATTATGTCTGGTATATCAAGCTCTTTCACAAAACGAACCAAGGGGCCTATGCCCTTGGCTTTTCTGTTCTGTCGGCACTGAAAGCGGCACGCAACCTAGTGCCGCTGATTGCCGAGGACGGGACCGTAATA